TTATTAAAGAATTGCGACCAATGTTGCCTCCAATTTCCAGAACCTTTTCATTTCCAGTTAAATAAGTGAGTGCCATTTTTTGTTCAGGGTATTCTTCTTGAAATGATCCGTGATTGATTTTCAATTGACTGTGAATTTCTACAATTTCATTATCTATGTTTCTTAAAATAATCTCATTTGAAATAATATTTATGTAAATAGTTTGTTTATCGTCGTATTCAGTTAACTTATTATCTTTGTTTACAATAAATATTTTTTTTAGTCTTCCGATAATAGGATCTCCAAAATAATGTGATCTGCAAAAATCGTTTGAAGGAATTGTTATAGTATTATTGTGAAAAAGTTGACTATAACAAATTTCAGTTATATCAACCTTATTATAATTGACTCCATAGTAAATTTTCATTGACATTTACTTTATGACAACAATAATATTTATGTAATTAAACTAATAAATATTATTTAACCTATTGGCATTTGACAGTTTATAAAATAAAATTGATTATATTTTATTTTATTATTATTAGTATTACAATCAAAATGCAAGTACAATCAGAACACAATCTTTTGTCAATTGGTCCCCTTATCGAAGGAACTGTTATACAAAGACCATCCAAGCATATCAAATCTCCTTATGTTGCGGATGTTTTGATTTGTGAAAATGGAATAGAGAGAGAAATCATTGCACATAGTGCTTCCCTTGGATGCGGAGGTATGGCTGAAAGTGGTGCACAAGTTTTGATGGAGTTGTTGCCATTGAAAGATGGTAAGTCTATTGAGGATCAAAAATGCAGTCACCGAATTTGCTTATCGGTTGTAAAAGATAGTGATCATCCTGGTTCAGAATGCGTGGTAGGAATTTATCCTAAATTGGCAGAGAATTTGGCGGAATCTGCTCTCAAAGGGAACTTTCTCTCTTTCTTACAAAATGTTAAGTCTTATAGGAGAGAAACTGTCATTAAAATCAAAGACAAAGTGGATTCGCGATTTGATTTTAGTGGAATAGATGAAACTGGTGTACCGTTTATTATGGAGATAAAAAATGTTCCGATTGCGAATTATGAAGAGATTCCACAGATTAAGAAGAATAAGGCTAAGGTCAAGAAGGCCGAAGTAGTGCCTGAATATGCAGGTCGTCCTTTTGATTCCAAGGTCGCCTATTTTCCAGAAGGTTACCGAAAAAAAAGCACTGACACAATTAGTCCCAGGGCATTAAAGCACATTCAAGAACTGACTCTTATCCGAAATGAATGCACTCCTGATAAGCCTATTCGCACAATATTATGCTTTGTTGTACAGCGTAATGATGTAGATCGTTTTCAACCATCTACACTGGATCCAGAATACAGGGAAGCAGTTCAAGTCGCCAAAAATAGCGGCGTTGAAATTATTGCAATGGTAGTGAAGTGGGACAAAAATGGTGACGCGACTTTTGTGAGGGATGATCTTCACATAAATTTTTGAAAAATATAATAATTTTATAAAGTGTATTAATCTTTTAGTTATCATACTATTGTTTATTTTTAAATATAATCACAAACTTCACAAATATATTCTATTTCATTTGTGTCAAGTTTTATTTTTATGGATATTTTGAATGGCTTACCACATCCAAATATTTGATTGGTTTCAAGTAATTGATCACACTCTTCTTTGCTTGAATGTGGATTAATTTGTTGACCATTGTGTTTTAATATAGCGTGACGAAAAATACAACAATTCAGTTTTTCTATAAGAATTGGTTTATCACAATGAGGACAACTTACAATAATTTCGCTTGTTAATTCTTGACTGGACATAAATAATTATATTATAATTAATATATTTATTTTAATTTTTAAACTTCTTTATAAGTGCATATATTCGTAGAGGACATTTTCACATTGTTCAAACCACAAATTCATAATATTTTTATTTTCGGTAATATCAACGTTGCCATCAACAATGACAAGTTGTTCTCCATTATATGGATTCACCATTTCCTCGTGATAACTATGACACATTTTTAAGTAATCAAGAGGAATAACGTTCTCGCCTTCACGTTCTCTAAGTTTGATCCTGCTATAACAGTTCACTGGATCTGTCTTTACATAGATGATCTTTTGCACAGGATAATCTTTTGCAAAAGTGTCAAACCACTTCAAATAAATCTGGTAATCTACCTTGTTAATTTTTCCTTCATCGTATAACATCTTGGCGAAAACCTGGCGATCCGTATTCAAACTGCGCTCTGTTATAATAATTGATCTAGGGTTCTTTTCGTAAGCTTCTTTGAAAAGGGCAAGACGGCTAATGTATGCGGCCATTTGAAAGGAGAATGACCAAGCTCCAGAATCCTTGTAGAAGAGTTCCAAAAGACTAACACCATTTTCGTCACGAATTGTTTGCCAAGTTGAAACAGGTTCATCCAAGAATAAGAAATTTCTGCGTTTGCTAAATCTGGACTGTAACTCTCTAAATAAGGTTGTCTTTCCTGCACCAATGTTACCATCAATACTGACAATAATAGGGAATTGCTGGTTCTCGGATTGATTGTTTGACATTGTTTTGTTATGTATTGTACTGATTCTTTATTCAGAATAATTATTTTCAATTTTTTTCAAACCCTCCCTCTTTTGATTCGGAAAATATTTCTAATTTTGAATTTTATCAATCAAAAATATAAAGTAAATTTGGCGCAACCTTTCATAAAGGTTGCAAAAAAATTGATTTAAAAAAGTAAATTAAAGAAACCAGTACAAATAATAGTATACCCAACTCAAAAGTAATCTACAAATGAATCTTAATCAAACCAAACTCACGAAATCTGAATGGAATGCGATTGAAGTGCCAGTTTCTGAAAAAGAGAAGGCGATTCTAGAACTTATCAAAGCTGGTTACCATAATGTGAATATAAAATACAATGATTATCTATCCTTGTGCTCTTTCTTAAAGATTGACTACAGCAAAGAGATGGAGGATTATTTATACAATACCTATTTTGCGAAGAAAGTTGTTAGTCTTAAGAAGAAATATGATTGCGATACTCTTGTCATTACAGCTAGTTCGGCACCATCAATCAAGAAAGCTGACTTGATTCGCCTACAGAAAAACGATCCAGAAAAGATGAATCCAGAAAATGCATACGAATATCTGCTTCTGGGAGAGGTAGAGTCCGTCTTAAAGTATTTCAAAAAAGAGAAGAAGACCAAATGGTTACTACATTATTTCACGCTCTTCAAGCTGGTGCGAAATAATATTTCGCAAGTAAATCGGCATATTCTTGCGTTAGTAAATTGGATTCTAGACAAATTTGAGTCAAAGCTTGACATTAGAAGTGTCATAGAAAATGGCGTTGAATGCATTGAGAAGAATCTGACATTGTTGAAGTATGAGGATATGCTATTATACAAACACCAGAAAGACGCATTTACCTTGATGAAAGGTGTTGGTCCAAAGTTGGCGCTTTATATTGCACCAACTGGTACAGGCAAAACGATGACACCTATCGGACTGTCAGAACAACACAAGATCATCTTTGTTTGTGCAGCTAGACACGTTGGACTTGCATTGGCGAGAGCAGCCATTTCAGTCAACAAAAAGATTGCCTTTGCATTTGGTTGTTCTAGTGCAGATGATATTCGTCTCCATTATTTCGCAGCGAAGGATTTTATAAAAAATAAACGAAGCGGTGGAATTGGAAAAGTAGACAACAGCGTTGGAGACAAAGTGGAAATTATGATCTGTGACTTAAAATCGTATTTACCTGCGATGTACTATATGTTGGCATTCAATAGTAGAGAAACTATTATAACATATTGGGATGAACCGACGATCACGCTGGATTATGAGTCACACGACCTGCACGAAGTTATTCAGAAAAATTGGACAGAGAATTTGATTCCTAATATGATACTGTCATCTGCTACACTGCCGAAAGTCCACGAATTAGCTGATACTATTAGTGATTTCAATGAGAAATTTCCTGGAGCAAATATTCACAATATTGTCAGCAATGACTGCAAAAAGTCCATTCCATTGATAAATAAGAATGGTTATGTTGTTCTGCCGCATTACTTGAGTGAAGAATATGACGAGATTTTAAAAATTGTCAGACATTGCGAAGACAATTTGACGTTGCTTCGTTACTTTGATTTGAAAGAAGTCATAGAATTTATTATGCATCTTGAAAAGACCGAATTTATTCCTACAAATTTAAAAATATCACGTAAGTTTGCAGGATTGGAAGATGTCACAATGGAGCGCATCAAGATACATTATTTGGAAGTTTTGAAGAAGATCATTAGAGGGACTTGGGGTGCAGTTTATGTTCATATGAAAGTTTGCAGAGTCAAGCGAATCTTGCCAAATGAGAACATAGATACTAGTGGAAAAGTTGTGCGTAAGGTAGTGAGTATTGGTCCTGGGGCAAGTGTAACGGGTGGGGCAAGTGTAACGGGTTGTGCAAGTGTAACGGGTTGTGCAAGTGTAACGGTTGGGGCAAGTGTAACGGGTGGGGCAAGTGTAACTGGGGGTGGGACTCTTGCAAGAACCCAGTCAGTACAAATAGAATCTTCTACTAATTCAGAGAGACCTATGGAAGAAGGAAATTGTGCTATTTACGTGACGACAAAGGATGCATATACATTAACAGATGGTCCTACAATATTCTTATCCTCAAATGTAGATAAGGTCGCAAAGTTTTGCATTCAACAAGCAGCCATTCCTGCTGTTGTAATGGAAGATATTATGCAAAAAATAGAATTCAATAATGCGCTAAATACAAAGATCGGAAGATTAGAACAGGAACTTGAAGACGCTATGGAGAAGAATGGTGTCAAAGATGATGGCAAAGACAAGACTAACAAGGTAGATGAGACAAAATGTAAAAAAGGTGAAAAAGCGAAGGCCGGACCGAAGGTTGATCCAGGAATTAACAAAATTCGTAATGAACTTGATGCATTGCGGTATATGATTAAAAATGCTGAATTGAATGAAACTTTTGTTCCGAATAAACAATTGCATATTAAAAAATGGGCAGATGGGTTGGATTCAGGTCGTTCATTTACAAGCGACATTGACGAACAAACTGTCTTGGATATTATGGCGATTGAAGACGTGGATAGCACGTGGAAAGTGTTGTTGTTGATGGGTATTGGCGTCTTCAATACTCATAACAGCATTTCCTATATTGAGATTATGAAAAAATTAGCGGATCAACAAAAACTTTATTTGATTCTGGCATCAAGTGATTATATTTATGGAACGAACTATCAGTTTTGTCACGGTTACTTGAGCAAGGATCTAGTTTTGACTCAAGAGAAAATTATTCAGGCATTTGGTCGTATTGGTCGTAATAATATTCAACAAGATTATTCTATTCGGTTACGAGATGACGATCATATTAAAAAGTTGTTCTATTCAGAGGCGGATAAACCTGAAGTGAGAAATATGAATAAATTGTTCAAGAGAGGAACTCACTAAGTATATGCATCTTGATATATCTAAATTTTGGCTTTATAAGATAAGAAATAATTACATTTAAAAACAATATAAAAATATTTTTTCATATTGTTATAAGAAGATGACAATCACATCATATACTGCGTTGCGTTTAGTTGAAGTTGAGAATGATGGTTGCAAAGATAGCGAAATGATCATATTATTCAATGAGACAGAACAGAAGTACTATATTTATGGCACCCGCAGACCATTAAATTCTGATAAAAATGAACAACTAAATTATGAGTTTGTTTATGATTACACTCGTTTGAATTCATTAGTTTCTTTTATTACATTGGTAACTAATAAACTTTATCCCGAAGCAGCAGATGATAATAAATACATTATTGAGTTGCATTATATAAATATCTCGGATTGTGAATTGGACAAACTTGATTACAAATATCTGCATTCTAAATTTTCAAAACACAACGAAATTGTTGCTTATGATAATCAGAGTCTTTCCCAAAAACAGTTGAAGAAACTGATAAAGAATCTGACATCATCTTATTAATTATATGAATTAAATTTTGCTAACAAGATCCAATAGTCCTTGGTCAAAATCTGTTTGGATTGTCCAACCCATTTGTTTTAATTTGTCATTGCTAATATGGTATCGTTTATCATTGAAAGGTCTGTCTTCAATATAAGTGATCCATTGATTATAATCGTATTCAGGGGAATCATTTTTTAAAAGCTTAATGAGTTTGTGAGAAATTTGGGTAACACTGTACTCAAGGTGATCATCACTACCAATGTTATATATTTCACCAATGATACCCTTTTCTAAAATAAGTTCTAATGCAGTGCATACATCATTCACGTGTAAAAATGCGCGTAAATTAGTGCCGTCTCCTTGGATAGTAACTGGTTTATTTTCTTTGAGAAGTTTTATGAAACGTGGAATAAGTTTTTCTGGATATTGGTTGGGACCATAGACGTTGTTACCACGTGTAATGATAATTGGCATTTTGAAAGAGTAGTAATAAGATTTTGCGATAAGTTCAGCTGCGGCTTTCGTGGCAGCATAAGGGTTGGTTGGACACAATATAGAGTTTTCGTTCTTCTTTTCTTCATCTTCTTGAATCATAGATTCGCCATATACTTCATCAGTGGAAATATGGATGAATTTCTGAATTTTTCCATAAAGTCTGCAAGCTTCTAAAAGAGTATGAGTGCCGAGGACATTGTCTTGAGTATATTGGAGAGAATCGGAGAAGGAGTTTTGGACGTGGGATTGTGCAGCAAAGTGAATGACAGTATCTATATTATGATTATGTAGAATATAATTGACAAGATCAGTGGAACAAAGATTTCCTTTGATAAATTGATAATGAGATGATTTTCGGATTTCTTCAGATACATTGGATTCAGAAGCACAATAATACATTGCATCTAAATTAATAATATTTGAATCTGGATTCGCCTTAAAATAATAATTAATGAAATTGGATGCAATAAAGCCACAACCGCCAGTAATTAAAATATTCATTTATGTTATGTTATGGAATAAAATAACATAAAATAACATAAAATAACATAAAATAACATAAAATAACTTATATCTATTTAAAAATAACTAATGTATAAAAATTATGATCAACATTTATGAACCTGAAATAAGTAAATATTCTGATTCTGCTATAAAAGCCATAAAAAGTGGTTGGATATCAAATCACGGCGAGTATGTTGTAAAATCTACACAAAAAATTAAAGAAATTTTGAATAGTCAATATGCAATCTTAATGGCGAATGGAACTTGTGCAACTCACTGTTTATTTCTCTCTATTAAATTTAAATATCCTGAAATCAAAAAAATTTATGTTCCTAATAATGCATATATTGCTGCTTGGAATAGTGCGTTGATGCAATATGATATTGGACAATTAGAAGTTATGAAAATGGATATTAATACTTGGAATATTTGTTCCGAAGAAGAATATTTTAAAACATTAGAGACAAATTCTGCTGTATTAGTTGTTCATAATTTAGGAAATGTTATTAATGTACCTAACTTGAAAAAATATAGACCAGACTTAATCTTTGTTGAGGATAATTGTGAAGGACTTTTTGGTAAATACAATGGAATTTATTCTGGAACAAGCATTGACATTTTATGTTCATCTGCATCATTTTATGGTAATAAAATAATTACAACTGGTGAAGGAGGTTTATTTTTAACACAACATCAAGATGTTTACGATTATATTAAAAAAGTATATAGCCAAGGAATGTCGGCTACAAGATACTTGCACGATATACACGCTTATAATTACAGGATGACAAATATTGAAGCTGCTTTTCTTTACGATCAACTTTGTGATGTTGAAAATATTTTGGAGAGAAAATCTGAAATTTTCGGAAAATACAAACACTTATTGATGCCTTTGATTCAAAGTGGAAACATAAAATTATTTGAAAAAGAAAGAGACACAGAACCTGCAAACTGGATTTTTGCAGTTCGTCTATTAGGAAACGCAAAATCAATTGATGAAACCTATAAATATTTTAATCAAGCAGGAGTAGATATTCGTCCATTTTTTTATCCAATAAATAAACATAATCACTTATCAACAATAAAATTTAATGATGCTTATTCGGATGTATTGAACAAAGAAATAATTATGATACCATCATCTATTGGGATTAAAATAGAACAGCAACAAAAAGTTGTGCAAACTATTTTTGAATTTGTACTAATTAATCAAAATATACAGGTCGTTGAAATTACAACTGAAAATAAGGCACTACTAGATAATTTTATTCTTAATATAAATAGCGAGAATTTTAGATATTATAATAGTAGAACAATTGATGTTATAAAAGATCACATTTTAACAATGTTATTTTATGACACTATCAAAAATAAATATTTTGGTTATACACACATTGACTTTTGTGAACAATATTGGTTTGGTATTTACTTAGACTCTGATTATAGAGGGAAGAAACTTGGGGATTTATTATGTAAATACACGTTATCACATAAAAAATTAAATTCTATAACTGATGTATCATTGTCAGTAGATACTGATAATAATTCTGCTGTGAAATTGTATTTAAACAATGGGTTTGAAGAATACAAGAGAACCGAAAGTGTAATTTATATGAAAAATCAATGCATATAAAATAATAAAATACTTTCATTGATTTCAAATATTTTATTTTCTATTTTTCTATTTTCTACTTAAAAATATATAATGTTAATTATAATTATGAGCAATTGGCTAACTATTGAAGAACTTAAACGGAAAGGAATTACTGTTTATGGAAAAAATATATTAATCAGCGCGTTTGTGAATATTTACAATCCTACAAATCTATTTTTACACGATAATATTAGAATAGATGATTTTACAACAATTTCTTGTAAAGGAAAAGTTGAAATATTTAATCACGTTCATATTGGTTCTCATTGTATGATTAGTAGTTCTACCAATATTATATTCGGAAACTATACTGGCATTTCATCTGGCGTTAAATTATTTGGAGGTTGTGATGATTTTTCAGGTGATTTTTTAACAAATCCGACAATTCCAAAAGAATATTTGAATGTTCAAACTGGTGATATTATACTAGAAGATCATGTTTTAATTGGAGCAAGTTCAATAGTATTGCCAGACGTTATATTACGCGAAGGCACATCAGTTGGAGCGTTATCTATTGTTAAAAAAACAACTGAACCTTGGAAAATCTATGTTGGGTGTCCTATAAAAATTTTAAAGGATAGAAATAAAAATTGTTTAAAATTACAAAAAGATTTGGAAGCTGAAGAATTAGAAAAAAGTCAAACAGAAAAAAAAGAATTAGAAAATTTTGAACCTAGTGTAGATTATTCAAAAAAAACAATTTTTATTACTGGCGGTTCTAAAGGGATTGGTAAGGCAATTGCTTTACATTTCAAAACTTTATCATATAATGTTATTGTTTCTTATAAAAATTCATTAATATATGCTAAAGAGTTAGAAAACGAAGGAATTTTTGTTTATAAAATGGATGTAACTTGTTTTGAAGAATGTAAAGAAGTTATTCAAGATATAATTAAAAGGTTCAAAAAAATTGATATTTTAGTAAACAATGCTGGAATAATAGATAATGTGTTATTTCACAAAATGACTTCTGAACAATGGACAAGCGTTATCAATACAAATTTGACTTCATTATATAATGTTTCTAATAATGTAATTCAAAATATGATAGAAAATAAAAATGGAAAAATAATAAATATATCATCTATATATGGTTTGAAAGGTAGTAAAGGGCAAACAAATTATTCTTCTTCAAAACACGGAGTTATTGGATTTACAAAATCACTTGCATTAGAATATGGAAACTACAATATTTTGGTAAATTGCATATGTCCTGGGTTAGTAAAAACTGATATGTTTGATAATATTAATTCAAAAATAACAGATAAAATAATAGAATCTAATCCAATTAAAAAGGTAATTGAAACCAAAGATATTGCTAGAGCTTGTGAGTTTTTTATTAATTCCGAATTTTGCACAGGAAGTATATTAAATATTGATTGTGGAATGAATTGTTAATTATTAACAAATTTTATTTATTAGTAAATTTGTTATTTCAAATATTTCATAAATTTTTTCCTCAGTTAGGTTGCCTTCAAACAAATAGGTTTTCTTTATGGTTTCGTTTTCGTTTTCTCTTTTTGTGTATACATTCCCTTCATTATGAATAAAAATAACTGTTGGATCATATGAAAAATAGTTTTTTAATGATGTTAGAGTTTTATCTGATGATGCTGAGTATGAAATTATAATTTCATCACACAAAAAAGAGTAATACTTAATTGGTCTAATAAAATCATTTATATTTGTGATTTCATTTGATAATTCAATAAGAAGTATATTTTTTTTGTAACCTTTTTGCTCTTTCAAAGAAGAGTTTGAAATATAATTAATCTTATTTTTTACACGAAATCGTATATCATTGTATTCAATACACTCCTTGCAGACCTTTAAATATTCTTCATTTGATGATTTACCGTCTCTTAAAACATCCATCATAACCCAAATAAGAGTATTTACTTTTTTCATTGATTGATACAGATCATTATATTTTATTAAAAAATCTTTCAATTTTTCATATAATAAATCATATTCTTTTTTGACATCTTGAATACGACTGTCAGTTATTCTCTCTAACTTAATATCTAAAATAGTAAGTTTGTCAATGGCTTCTCCTAATGAGACAGGCAAAAAAATAAAATCATTTTTTAACATTTAGTTTAAATATATATAAAAAATTATTTTTATATGATATAATGGAAAAATTAGAATTTTTAATTAATAAGTACAATATAGTTCCTATTTTTAATAATAATTTAATTGGAGATGCAACTGGTCTTGGTGATATAATGTTCCGTATTCTTTGCATCAAAAATAATTTAATTAAGGGACCATTTAACTTTAATTTAACATGGTTTACAAAACTATATTACAAAATGGATCCTATAAATCAATTAGAATTCAGAATTAATTTAATTAATGATTTGTTAAAATATAATAATATTTCTGAGTCAATTATTAATTATTTTTTTAGTAATAACTCAGAAGTTAATACTGAGTTACCATATAATTCTATTGATAATTTTAGTTTAAATTTTACTAACAAAGATCATACGTTTAATAATGAAGAATATATAATTTTTCATACAAAATGTAGACATTGTATTTCAGAAGACTATGAAATATTGAAAAATGAAATAAGGTTTTTTTCTAGTAATTTTAAATCAAAATATAAAATTATAATTATGGGCGAACGTGTATTTCCAGAAACAGAAGAAGTTTTGATACATGGAATAACTACTGTTTATGATGAACTATTATACCTTAAAAATAATAATGAGATACTTGATATTAGCATTGAAAATATATATTCAAATTTAAATTATGATAATTTTAAAAAAGATGTTGAAATAATTAAAAATGCAAAATATAACATATGTTTTGGTACAGGTGGTCAGTTATGTAGTTCTTTAATTTTTGGAAAATCTACAATTTATTATTCTAAGTTAACAGGATGTCTTGATTTTTATTATTTAATAAAAAATAATCATAATTGTTTTACAAATTTAGAGGATTTTTTTTATTTAATAAAAAAAAAGTGTGAGAAAGAAATAAAATATTCAATTTCTAATAAAACTACAACAAAACTTAAATATGCATATTTCCTATCACATCTTGGATTAGGAGATAATATTACAAACATTGGAGCTATAAATTTTTTATTAAATTATTATGAGACTATATACTTCTTCTGCAAAGATAATTATAATGAAAATGTTTCACTTTTATTTGTAAATAAACCAGTAATAACTGTTCCTATAGATTCAAATGATCCGTATGATGATTATACTTATATAAAAAAATTAAATAATGTTGAATATAGTGATATTTTTGTTTCAGGATTTCATAAAAATCGCATACATTCTAGAATTGCTCATCCACAATTAAATGAATATGTTCAAAATGATAAAGAATATAATATTGATTATTCACACATTCGTGATTTTTATTATGACAATAAACTTGATCTTTCTATTTATTATGAATATTTTGATATTGAAAGTAGTAAATCTTCTATTAATTTATATAATGATATTAAAAATTACAAAATAATATTTATGCATACTGAATCAAGTGCAAAAGAAATTAACTTGGATAATATTGTTGATTTATATAAAGACAATGATGAATATATCATAATATGTGCAAACAAAAATGTATATGATATTGGATGTCAAAAATATAATAAAGTTGAAAAATATGTAAATGAAAAAGTTGCATATTACATTGATATTATCAAAAATGCAGAAATAATACATGTTGTGGATTCTTGTTTTTCTTGTATTATTCTTCCATTGTTAAAAACAAATAGATTAAAATCTATTGAAACAGTTATTCACAGTAGATAATCAAGGATCACGTAAATTGGCTAAAAATGATTTTTCTATTTTATTAAATTGTATTCCCCATTTTTTTGCCAAAAGACTTAATATACTTTGATCGTGTCTATTTTCTTTGAATTCTGATTCTTCTTTTCCAAAAATGCTTGGTAAATCTGTTACAATTCTTTCATCTTGAACATATGTTAACCATTCACTTACAAATCTTAAAGATATAAAAGTTCTTCTAAATAAATTGAATCCTGCCCAAGCTTGCATTGAGTTCTTGCATTTATCTTTTTTGGATCCTGGTGGTAAATTCATTATTGTAAATGCATCAAATTTACTATATTCTTTATCATAATGAATATTGCTACTTGGTTTTGAATCAGGTATACCAATATCATTATAATTTTTTAACCATTCTCTTTCTAATTCTCTTATGTCTTTTTGAAATAAATATTGGCTATCACAATAACATAATATATCACCTTCCTCTATTTCTAACAACTTCTTGTATATAAAATATGATTTCCATATCCAATAACCTGCGCCTCTAGGTTGGTTCAATATATCTTGATTTTTATACTTAAAGAATTGATCAATATCTGTTATATTGTAAATATTTGTAGTATCAAACTTGCCATATTTTATTGCACTTTCACATAGTTCTTCTGCAAATTTTTTGTGATTTTCTGTTGCAAATGTAATAAAATGATATTTTATCATTATTGTGTGTATAAAATATTATTTGTTTATTATTTAATAAATTATTATATATTTTGCTTTTAAAGTTGAGAAATAAAATATTTGGTTTATATTATGAGCTTTGTGCCTTTTACAAACAGTAAATTGAAGAAAATAGTTAGCGTTTATCAAATAAACTACGTTAATGATAAGTCGGCTGGTTTAGGAGATTTTTTGCGAGGTTGTTTTTGTTTGATGCAATTGAGCAAGAGATTGGGACTAGAATTTGATGTGGATATTACTAATCATCCAATGGCTGAATACGTGGAGAATCCTGGATTGAATCCAGAGATCAATTATAATAATATTATTTGGTTTAAGAACCCTGCGAATTTACAAGATGAAAATAGCAAAAGAAATTTCTTGAATATGCTGATTGATCATTTGAATCAACAAAATGTTGAAGTTTATCCACTGTTTGTAAATTCTTTTCCATATTTTGATTTTTTGAGAGAAGAAGGAATGAATTTTATGCAGTCAAAGATTATGCCTAATCAAAATATATTGGAATACGTGGATGCTACTTTGGGAAAAATTGGTTTAGTTCGTAATAAGTATGCAGTGATACATATTAGGACAGGCGATCTATTTTTAGTGGATGGAAAGAGACTTCCACAATGGTATTTAAATAAAATTATTAGAGCGATCAATTTAGCAATAAATCCTGATAAAAGATATCTAATTTTGAGTGATAATAACGAATTAAAAGTTATTTTGAAAAAAATTTATCCACAGTTTTACATATATTTTACTTTACTAGAACATATAGGAGGAGAAGGTTTTAAAGGAAATCAAATTGGAGTAAAAAATGCGATGTTGGATTTTTATGTAATGTCTTTTAGTAATTCAATACTGTCAATATCACCATTTGAATGGACAAGCGGGTTCAGCGACTGGTGTAGAAAAATATATGGCATTTCGTTTCGCTATATAAAAATTTAATTATTAATAAAAATACAAAAGATATAGATTTAATTTTTTTGTATTTTTATTATGTGGAAATCTAAATTTTTCACAAATATAACAATTGTAACTATTATCACAATTAACTCCTATCATAATTTTATTTTCAAAATTAAAAACTCTTGAATATTCAACAATACTAATTATATTTTATATTTTACAATAGGAATAAAATTTAATTTGGCTGCCATATAACTAAAACAACTACCCCAGTCATAACAAGATATAGATATTATTAATTTTGAATTTCCCATAACATAAAAATCTTTCAATGTATCAACTATTGCTTCATTATTATCTAGACTGTTATTCATTTGTAAACCTAAATGTATACTTTTGCTTCCTTTAAAACATATATTTTTTATATTTAACTTTGAGATATTATATTTGATTAAGTTACTATTACTTATAATTAAAATTTTAGAATCTTTGTATTTATTTGAAATATTTATAATTTTTTTTATTGCATTTGATAAATAATTTTTATCTATATTATTTTCAAAAAATAATGCATCATCAAATCTTATATGAATTGTTATAAATTCTTTTTTTGTTAAATCTAAATTTTTCATATAATTATTTATATGATTTTCTAAAATTTTATTTGGTATTATTTTTGATTTAATAATATCTATTCCTTGTTTTTTTATTTCTAATATTGGCCATCCGTTTGTTGTAATATAATAAATTTCTTTATCAACGTTGTTTAAATTTTTAATAAAATCCTCAATACCATTAGGAAGGGAATGAGCGTTTGCCCAGGTTGGATATTCTACTTCTGGATAATTAACCCCATAATCTTCTTGGTTTGTTGTGTCAATATAGTTGGATATTGGATGATTTTTAAAATTGACATCAAAATCTAAATTTAAAAATTTACATATTTGTAATAAAAAAAAACAAGCTTTTACAAAATCTCCAAATCCAGGAGGTTTATCGCCGTATTTATTTTCAGATTGATATACATTAACAATTTTTTTTAATATTTTATTATTAAAATGGATTTTTGCATTAGTTAATATCTCCATAAATATTTAAAATATTATATTTTAAATATTTATACTTTAAAAGAAGTTTTTAAAAATTAATTTTTTTATTATGCGATCCGTGTGAATAAGATATATTTTTATCTTCTAAATACAATTCTGGGTTAACTAAGTATGATAAAATATATCCCCAAATAGGCAAGTCTCCCCATCTATTACTAAAAATACAATTACAAACTTTTATTTTATTCAATACTGCAGAAATTTGTGAATTATTGATAAAATATGGTATGTTTATAATTGATAAATTTGTGTATGGACATTTTATTTCCCTCTTATAAGGAGTTATATTATTATTTTTTATAAAAAAATCAAACGTTTCTTGCATTCCAATTGTTACATCTTTGCAATCTTCGCCTTGAAAATAAGGAGAAGAAAAAACTATATTTCTATTTTTATAATCATCAATGATATTTGTTTGCATATTCAATAAATTACAGTCTTCATCTATTCTTATTATATAATCATAATCTTTCAAATAATATAAAAAAGAAATAGACCAAAAATAACACATATTTTTATATCCAATAGAAAATTCCTGAGATAACTCTGTTGGTGGACATAAAACTCTGTTTATAACTGGGGTATAATTAAACGTGATTGGTACAAATTTTAAAGGCAGTCTAGGTGATCCAGACTGAATATATTTTTGGTCATTTTCGCTAATATTTCCTTCATGAAAAATTAAAATATCATAATTATTCGGGTTATTTTGTTTTAGATAAAAATTAATTGCAATACATCTGTTACGAATTATTAATTGGTTATATTTCATTTTATTTGTATAACCTCTTGTTAAAACAACAATTGCATTTTTTACCATTTACAATTTATAAATATAATAACTTCTATAGTTTAACTAACAATATTTTATAAATAAAATTAAAAGTCGTTTTTTTGCTTTAATAATTAAAATGCATTAAATTAATTATTAAAATATATGAAAAAGTATGACACGATAAACTGTCGCCAGAAATAATATTTTAAAATATTTATATATTTAAACTTCCCCCTTCATTTGCACCAAAATATCTCTTACAGATTCTTTTATAGGTTTCACATTTGGTTCAAGGCTTTCTAGAATCTTTGTGTCCAAGAAGTTATTGGATCTTTTGGATGCCAATATTTGGTTCTGTTCTTCTACACTGAAATTTGTCCAAGTGAAGCTGGGATCAACTAGTTCCTTATACATTTCTAAAATCTCATTATGAGAGATGAGTCCTGGGTTTGTCAAGTTCACTGGACCACAAATATGTTTTTGTGCAAGTCTGACCATAATAGGTATCATATCATTGAGTACTGTCATTGAATTTGGTATTGAACAAACCTTTTGATAAGTAGTGATTTTGGTGATGAAGTTTCTCTCATTAACCTCATCTGTAATCGGCATTCTAATACGCAAATTGAGAACAGTGTCTTCAAAGATTTGATTATTCATCAATTGATCAGTGAATCCCTTCACTATAGAATATCCGGAACCAAAGAAATTGGGTCTACTTTGCTCTGTGAATCCGTTGACTTCTTGACCAAATGGATGCTCCTCATCATATTCAAAAATGCATCCTGTTCCCAAATAAGTAAAATGAAGTCCGCGCTCTTTGCATAAGAGTGCCAAATTCAGCGGGGAATACAAATTGTCGTTAACATTGTCCAATAGTTTTCCTGGCTTCTCCAAGTAATCTATGGTAGTGATTTTTTGCCCTTCATATGTGCCGTGTGTGCGACCAATAAAGCTCATAATATGTGTGATTTGTGGGTTTGCATTGAGTTCTTGGATAATGGATTCAGTATCATTGGCTCTTGCTACTGCTTTTATGAAAGGAATATCTTGTCTTGAGAGATAATCTGTGACCTGTTTACCGATCCAACCATTTGCACCAAAAATGAGAAAAGTATTTGGGTTTGACATATGAAGTATAATCTAATTTTGTATTTAAATTAAATTATAAGTGAAATATTATACACTCCCTTTAATTTTATTATTATTTAACTGCATACTTTTCATCAATCATATTTTTATAATATTGATATTGTTCTGGAGAAACTTCAGACTCATATATTGGCATCTTATTACTAAAAATTAAACGGCGAATATTTTTTATAATATCAACAGTAAGGTTATTTTCTAAATTATTTTTCTCTCGTTCATTAACAAGACACTTTAATATTTTCATTGGTTGCAGCCCTTCAACTGAAAGCTCAACTACTTTTAAAATTTCACAAACTTGAATTTTTCTCTTGTTAATATTGAGTTCTTCTTGAGTAATATGTTTTTTTTCTTTCTTATCTTCATCACTACAAACAATACTACCATTTTTTATTCTTGTTATGCTATGTAATGGAACTCCTAATAGATCTTGAATTTCAATATTTTGTTTACCTTCAGAAATAAGGATACGAACCTTTTTGATTTGTTCATCTGAAACTCCACCTTTTGCTTCTCTAATGGATATTGACATCTTTTTCTTAGTTTCTTTTGAAAAAGTTTTACCGTAATTATGGTTTCCTTCACCTGACATTTTTTCTGATTTATCTTTGTATACTTTTGCTAACTGAATTTCTTTACATAACTTTTCTTTTATTTCTCTTAAACGCAATGATTCTAAGTAACCATCTTTTCCTTCCTTACTTTGATTTAAATCTGTAAAATGTTCTATTTGATGTTTTTCTCTATTGCAAATTTTATACATCTCTTCTTTCATTTTGTGATCATCAGTTTGCAAGAATCTCTCAAATGCGATCACTTGATTATATTTTACAATTACAAATGGTTTGACAAGTTGGAGAAATTTTAAACAATCCGATTTTTTGTGTATTTTAAATTCATAATTTTTAACTTTGCCAAATCCTAAAAATCTTACAATTTCATTTAATATTATTGGGTGGTTTTTTTGTGCTATTGAAATTCTTATATTTTTAAGATTGTGATCAATAAAGATGCATCCTTCTGCATCAAATAAACCAGAAATATATTCAATATTTAATTTTTTTAAATTTCTATCATCTAAATTACAAGTTTTATTTAAACCAGAACATTTTAAATATAATTCTTCCTTTTCTTCTTTTTTATTTGGCAAGTTAGCCAATTTATTAAATTCATATAAACAGTTGTATTGATTTTCTTTAATGATTAAAGTATTTTGTAAATAATCAATCAATAATTTATATTCATTGCTACGTATCAACAAATTGTATTGATTTCTAATATTATACTTATGGTAATATTGATCTACATCATCCATTAAATTTTTTATTTTATTATTTCTATTTGAAGATGATGTAATAGAACCCCCAAAATGAAATCTCAATATTTGTAAAATATTGGTTCTGGATTGTGCAATCTGTATTCCAGACTGATATCCATCTTCTATTTTTCTTATAAATATACAACCATCGCCATCAATAAATCCAGAAATATAAGATGGATGCGGAGGATTATATTCAAATCTATGTAAATGTATTTGATTATCTAGTTCAATAGTTTCACACATTGTATATTGTAATATATACACTAATATTTATATTGTTTTCAATTTTAATTTTAATATTATTATTAAATAATTCTAATATTAAATTTTATGATGTAACAAAAATAAATATACAAAATATATTGACACGAGATATGGTGCTTAATTTGAGTAAGCCAATCCCCCCATGCCGCTCATTATTCTTAGCCATAATGATTACCACTAAGTTTCCCTAGTGGATTGGACTGTATCTTAAGCCAGTTCGGATTGATTAAATCTTCACTACTGACCAACATCCGTTCAGTCTCTGACGCCCTACCATATCCTATCATAGCGGATTTAGGTAGTAAGCATGCGGATTGCCCAATCCTTCTAACTATTACCATACCAGAGTTAAATCTCTGCCACATAATCCTTTCGGAATTATGCTTGGTGTAGAAGGCTCTAAGGGGTTTCCCGAACAACAAGATGTTTTGCAAAATTGAATGTAGTAAATAACAAACTAAAGATAGTCAGTAACAAACAATTTCACTAGCTACTAGCATATTTTGTGAGTGCTTAACTATTTTTTTCAAAGACAAGAGCTCACATTGTCTTTGTAGGTAGCTTTTCAACGCACTAAGAATTTTTACGTTGTAGTTGGTAGCATACACGCGGACCTTGGCAGTCTTGGTACCCTCAACGGTAGCGTTGGAGAGGACAAGCTGAAGGGTGGCGTTATCAATTCTGGAGAAGTTGCAAGTTCCTGAGGGTTGGTGTTCCTCAGGTCTCAAGGCAAAGCTGTACACGTTAATACCTTCATCAGGGTTGCGTGTGTGGGCTTGGTAAGGTTGGACCCAAGAGAAGTAAGAACCTTCACGCTCAGAGAAGCGGTCTTGGCCGTTAAGTTGGAGCTTAGCGACGACAACAGGGTTCTGACCCCAACAATGCATATCCAAAGAGGTCTCAGTGAGGACGAAGGTACCGGCATCAGAGACAGTGGATCCGTTAGGAACACCGTTGTTTTGCACACTTGAGATGCCAAGAAGGGCAGCAGCAGAAGCGGCGGCAGCGGAGTTGATAGGGACGTTGTGTCCGCTGAAGTTAGGCTCATTGTAAGGGTTGGTAGCACCGTGCCAGTATCCAGTGAAGCCAGCAGGGATGTTGGCATCAAGGGCACCAGCATCCTCAAAGAGGCCACGGGCATCAATGAAGGCATTGGCACCAGCAGTCTC